AATTTCTTTTAGTATGTCTTTGTTATTTAAATAGTTAACTGGTTTTTTTGCAACTGCCATTAAAGTTCCTCTTTGTTGTTGTTAATCTTATTGCAAGATTGGTATACAAGAAGTATACGCATTGCTAACGATGAAAGCAAGTGTAACGGGTAAAAAAATGCGGTTTTTTGGTTTCGATAAATATATCATGTAGCAAACTATTTATCATACATGAATATGAGCATAAGAATAAACGGAGAACCACTACGTGACAGATCCAACTACTAACACAGACGGTTTCAATGCCGCCGCTGATTGGCGTGTAAGAATGAAACTAGGCGATGATGCTTATTATCTTTATAAGAACGCAAACGTGCCTGGCATTCTGAAACCCTTAATAGCAACTGACGGAGTTGTTTTCCCCTACACACCTCAAATTAATGTAGCATATACTGCGTCATATGATTCTGTTGGCCCGACTCATAGTAACTATAAAATACATCACTATCAAAATAGTGCAGTAGACAATATTTCTATCACAGCAGACTTTACTTGTCAGGACACGTTTGAAGCAAACTATCTATTGGCATGTATCCACTTTTTTAAATCTATGACCAAGATGTTTTATGGACAAGATCAAAACCCTAAAATTGGAACTCCTCCCCCGGTGGCATTTTTGTTTGGATTAGGTGCGTTTCAATTTAATAATCACCCGCTAATTATTACTAACTTTCAGTACAATTTGCCCAAAGACGTTGACTATATTCGTGCAACCAATACAGCAGATGCGACAGACACTAGTACGTTAGCATTGATTGGAGGACAACTGGAACCAGGCGGAACTAGACCAGTTGCAACATTTACAGATACGCAGGATCAAAAAATTACATATGTTCCTACAAAAATAACATTAACAATTACTTGTTTACCAGTCGTTAGCAGGAATGACATCAGTAACAGATTTAGTCTCAAAGACTATGCTTCAGGAAATCTAATGATAGGTGATCAAGGTACTAACCCGGGATTATGGTAATGGCACAGCAACAACAGCAACAACGACCACAGGTTGATAAAGAAAAAATAAAAGAACAAGCACAGGATAGAAAAAATGCCTAATAATATATATCCAAAAACAAGTCCATATAGAAAAGCATCTGTAGTAAATGACCAGTACTTAGACATTATGGATCCATATACTACTATTCCTAAAAATCCTAGTGATGCAGAGTTTGAGATAACTCCTCAATATGAATATCGACCTGATATGTTAGCACAGCATTTATATGGAGATTCTAAATTATGGTGGGTATTTGCCGCACGTAATCCAAATAAATTAGGACCAGACCCGATGTTTAATATGGTATCGGGCTTAAAAATATATGTGCCTACATTAGACACATTAAGAGCAGTGTTAGGAATATAATGCCAAGTCCAACAGACGCACCAGGTAGACGATTAAAAAATCCATTAGGGTCATTGTCTTCCTATACATATCAACTTTCACTGTATATGATTACACCGGATGCATACGATGCTTTTGTAGCGTCCGGTAGAAAAGATATTAATGCATTAGCAAATGCGGTAGCAGGTTCTAATGCAGATGTTGGAGCATATCTAATTGCACAGTCAGGTGGTGTCAACAACAGTTATGATAAAAGAGCACCAGAATTTGATACAGATTTTTATATAGATAATTTAAAAATTAAACAAGCCATCGGCGCAGACGCTACACAATCATCAACTAATGCATATGATATTTCTTTTACAATCACAGAACCATATGGATTTTCGTTTATTACTAAATTACGTAGGGCAAACGAAGCCATGGTTAACTACTATCAACAAACTGCATATGCACAAGGTGGACCAACAAACCCATCAAGGCAGTTCTTTATTGTTGGTTTACGATTTTTAGGATATGACAAAAACGGAAATATTGCTACAGGCAAAACAGATTTTGAAGGATCTGATATAGATTCAGTAGCAGGAGAAAGCGACTGGTTATTTCAAAGTTATTATGATGTTAACATTATAGGAATTAAATTCAGAATTGAAGGTTCTTCTGTTACTTATAATGTAAGTTGTGCGGCAGTATCTCCTAACGAAGCGTTTGGTGTAAAAAGGGGAAGACTTCTAGCAGATCGAACAATTACTGCGTCTACGTTCCGCGAAGCCCTCGGGGTCGTTTTTAATCAAACCACAGATGCAGTTGAAACTGTTAATGACAACGGTCTTTTTGCACAAATGAACCAGCATCAAACTAATTTAGTAACACAAGGGGCATTAACATATGCAAATGAATACATAGCAGAATTTATAGGCCCAGACGGAGTCGCACTTGAAACAGCACAACTAATAACCCCTGAAGATGTTGACAAAGGTAAGTGGCCAGGAGCAGATATTGACAACGCATATGAATCAACAGACGAAAACTCTGCTACTCAAACTCCAGACAACACGAAACGAACTATTACATTTTCTCAAGGAACGTCTTTGATTGAAGTATTTGATGAACTAATTAAAGGGAGTACATATTTAAGAGATGCATTAAAAGTAGTGTATGATAATAATCCAACTCCTGATGTCAGCAGAGAACAAGGAGAAAATGCACCTGCCGCAAATAAACCTGTTTCTTGGTATCATGTAACTCCGCAAATTTATAATGCTAGATGGGATCCAAAAATTGCAGATTGGGCATACGTTACAAAATATAAATTTGAAACATACCAAACACCAGTTATACGATCATCAACAGTTAATCCGGGCATGGACTATTACGGTCCTCATAAAAGATATCAATATTGGTACACCGGTGAAAATAGAGAAATATTAGAATACTCTCAACAGTTAGATAATCTATATTACAACGAAGTTTTAGGGACCACGCCTGATGCTGACGGAGTGGGTACAGGCGGAGATACAGATGTGCCTAGCGTACCCGGACAACCAACGCCCGAACCATCGTTTAATAGTGTAGGTGGAGGTAGAGAAGCACAAAATAATTATGTGACAAGTTTGTATTCTCCAGATGCTTATGCAACTGCAAAAATCAAAATATTAGGCGATCCTGATTTCTTGGCATCAGATTCAAGGGAAAACGTAGTATATACTAGATTTTACGGAGACGACGGGTTTAGAGTAAATGCTAACGGTGGTCAAGTATTTTTTGAAATTGATTTCAAAGAAGCAGTTGATTATGATACTGGAACTGGACCCAACGGAGAAACCGGCGTATTAGATATTAATGACTCTATATTATTCTTTGAATATCCCAACAATGTTGCTAATACTATTGTAGGTGTTAGTTATAGAATAGTAACTATTACAAGTAACTTTTCGGAAGGAAAGTTTACACAAGATATAGAGGCTGTTATAAATACATTCCCAGATTCAGATGCTTGTGAAAATGACGGCGATAGAGAAGAAAGACATGGACAGCAAAGAATGATGAACCGAACAGAGTCTGGAAGAACAGGAACAGCATCTACTGGATTCCGAACGGATCAAACTATTGATCAGCGAGGCGTTACCGGTGTAACTAATGGTAACTCTCCAAGACTAACAAATACTTCTGATGATGATGCAGGTTAATTATGAGTAGAAATGTTTTTAAGCCTAAAGGCAAACTAAGAAAATACGAACCAGGCGCCGGCGTAGCGACAGTTAAAAATGTTCCTATCATTGCAACTGTAATGGATAACATTGATCCTACAAATTCAGGTAAGTTATTTGTTTTTCCAAGTGAGTCTATGGATAAAGCATCACAAGACAGAGATACTTGGATTCCAGTTAGAAGATTACACACATTCTTTGGTTCAGTAAGACCAACTGCAAGTGCAACACAAACTACTGATAATAGTGGCAACGTAACAGCATCAGAATATGGACAGTATGTAGGCAATCCTAGTTCTTATGGTCAATGGAACGCACCACCTGATATAGGTACAAAAGTAATATGTATTTTTGTCAACGGTGATTTAAATTATGGTTTTTATATAGGTGCTGTGCCCGATCCAGACGAACTGCAAATGGTTCCTGCAATTGGATCTTCAGATAATATTATTGCAAACGAAGGCGAAGCGGCAAGTTATGGCGGGGCAACTACACTTCCTGTCACAAATATAAACACAAACAATAAAGGAGTTGCAGACTCACCGGATTACTTATCTGCGGCAAAACCTATTCACAGTTATGCCGCATCTATTATGCAACAGCAAGGTATTCTTAGAGATAGAATCAGAGGACCTATCGGTTCTAGTGCATCACGTGAAGCAACAAGTAGAGTGGGTTGGGGTGTAAGTACTCCTGGTAGACCTATTTATGAAGGCGGATACACTGATGGCGGCAATAACTCACTGGCATCAAAAATTAATGAAAAACAAAAAGCCGCTTCCGGAGACAATACAGAGTATAACGATTTTAATACTTCTATGCGTGTTGTTGCACGTAGAGGTGGTCATTCACTTGTTATGGATGACGGAGACATTATCGGTAGAGATCAATTAATTAGATTGCGTACAGCATTAGGTCATCAAATATTAATGAGTGATGATGGTCAAGTATTGATGATACTACATTCTAACGGTCAATCTTATATCGAATTAGGTAAGGAAGGCACAGTAGATATTTTTGGTACTAACTCTATTAACTTAAGAACACAAGGTGATTTAAATTTACATGCAGACAATAATTTAAACATACATGCAGGCAAAGATATTAATATCAACGCCCAAGAAAATATACATGTCAATTCTCTCAAAAAATACACTCAGCGTGTAGGAGAAGCATATGAGTTGCATGGTTTACAAAATTTATTATTTAAATCTGATCAAAATATAGGCATGGAGTCTGCTGGTAAATGGTCAGGTAAATCCGGCGGAGAAGCATATATTAATGGAGCAAAAGTTCATTTAAATGACGGTGAATCAGGCATAACACCTGTAGCAGTAGAACCTATTACAGTTGTGCAACATCCGGACACCTTATTTGATGACGCAGTAGGTTGGGCAGCCGCACCTGGAAAATTAGAAAGTATTACATCACGTGCACCTGCACACTATCCATGGTTAATGGCAGGTCAGGGTGTTGATATAAATGTTGACCCGAGTGCAGAAAGTCAATTACCAAAAGAACCAGCCAGTGATCTTTCTCAAAAAATTACAGACGCAGCCGCTGCCGGAGTCTCAGCACCCGGAGTATCAGATGCTACGATAACATCAGTACCAGATACAGATCCAGTGTCAGGTGCATTAAACAAACAAGAAACAACAGCAGTGGTAGGTGGCATCGCCGCATTGGCTGCCGCAGGTCCAGCCGCAGCCGCAACTATAGCAACTAATACAGCAGGCGCAACACAATATACAGATCCATTAGGTGGTGCAATAACTGCGGCAGTTGGTGCATATGCACAAACACCGTCTCAATTAGCAGCCGGCGGAATATTAAAGCCTGGCGCGGATAAAATGATCAACACATTGATAGCCGCGGGTAGAGGAGTCGACCCCACAGATAAATTAAATCCCAATGCCTTAGTAGATTCAGCAGTGCAAACAATGATGCCACCGTCAGTGTTTACAGGTAAGGGCGGTGTCAATTCATTTAAAAATCTAGTTAGTAGCACAACAGCACAAACTAAATCAGTTGTAACTAACTTACAAAAAGCACAAACTGTTTTAACAAAATCTAAAGTACTTACAGGTAAAGAAGGATCCGGTGGAATAAGTGGTGTGCTAACCGGAGCAGCCTCACTTTCAGCAGGTGGCGCCGCAGGTGGTAGATTTATGGGAGACTTTGTTAACGGCGCATCCACTCCAACTAATTTAGCGACCTTAGCAAAAACCGGTATTCGTCAAGGAACACAGGCAGCCATAAAAGCACAATTCGGAGGACCGTCTGGTGGCATAGCATCTTCATTGGCCGCTATTACTGGCGCCGGGTTATTTGAATCCACTACACCTAACACAACAGAATTTTTTGGTAATTCTTTAGATACAAGAATAGGACCTGTTGCATCGGCATTTAAAACAATTACAAAAACATTTAAACCTATGCAGGCAAACACACCGCAAAATTTATCTCAGTTAGCAGGCGCCGGCAGAGCGGCTGTATCAGGATTAAGTCCTAGTAATTTGACTCGTAATAGTGTTGTGTTAATGGATGCTGCCAACCAAGTTCAGCGAGGATTGACCCCTGGCTTAGCATCTTCAGTAGCAACAGGTTTAGCAAATATGCCGGGTGGTAGTTCTATAGCAGGATTAACGGTAAACTCTGCAGGCGCTAAATTAACAGAAAATCTAAATCCAATGGTACAAGGATTAAGCAGCCAAGTTGCTGGCGCCGCAAATTCCAGCCTAATTGATAAATTTACACAAAAATTAGCAGTCCCGGCATTTAGCGGAACAGATGTAGGTGCAGTCGCTCCTAGTTCATTAGGTGGAATGTTAACCAATATTGGCACACAGGGAGGATTAACAAGTTCCTTTGTTTCTAGTGTTGGATCCCAAGCTCCGGTAGGAGAATTTGCCGCAACTGTTAAAGGAGCACTCAGATCATTAACATCAGCCTCGGGTGATTCTGCTAAATTACCAAGTATCGGTATCAATACATTTAACAGAGCCGGGCTTACAAGTCTTATTAATAACACAATAGGTCCTAATTTAGTACCTAGACCTAATTTATTAGGTTTTATAGACACCGGAGACATACAGAAAGCAATTGGTTTAGAAAGATCAAATCAAGCATTATTGACTGCACGAAACACAGTGTTAACAGCACAACAGGCTTTAGCAACAGCACAGTCAGCATACTCTGTTGCATTAGCAGATGGGTCAGACGCCGCGGCTGTTATAGCCGCTAAAGCGGCATACGACACTGCATATACTGCATACACAACAGCGGTTACAGCATATGAAGCGGCTGAAGAGGCTGCACCTACTGCTCCAAGTACAGGAACTCCGGTAACTGATCCTGCAATCGCTAAGATTAAACAAGCACAAGATCAAGTGAAGAATGCGGCAATAAATGATACAAATCAAGTATATGGCAATAATACTTCAAGTGCGGCTGACACAATAGATCAACAAGAGGCGGTGGCTAACAACGTAGCATTATATAATTATTGGTTTGACTCACAGTTTAATGCATTTGACCCAAGAAATTACGACAGTGTTCATTCTAGTTATGCAAATAGTACGTCTCAATATTCAAGTGGTTTTGAAACGCAAAATATTGTCACCCCGAACGATTTCTCTGGAAAAGGGATAGTTACTAATTTAGATGAGATAACTGGCCTGTCTCTTTCATCAGGGCGCATATGGACCTACACTCTCTCCCCCGGTGGCAAATGGTCCTCGACCGGATTTATCGGTGATAGTTCAGTACCTGGGTCAAGTTTAACGGTAGAAGACGGATGGTCCTACTCGGCCCAGGAGTATAGGGATAGGACATGGACAGCCGCAGATAATTTAACCGCATCAGGATATTGGGTGTTTAACGGAACTCAATTTGTGTGGATGCAAGGTCCGGTTAGTTCAAGTAATCCTTATTTAGATGAATTTAGTTGGTCACCTCCTGCAGATGAAGATGGAGCAAATGTAGAAGAAAACACAGTAGATGCTGTTGTTGGTGAAGATGAAAATCAAACAAATGACGAAGATGCAACTCCTCCTCCAGAAGATGAAAGCGATGATGGCGGTGGTGGTGGAGACCTCGATCAAAATGATCCAAGAGACAACTTTGACAGTGCATAACGGGAATAAATAGTATCATGGCAAAATACATAGGATTTTCTACAAAAAACGCAAATAAGACTAGAACTTATTCCACAACCACTACTCGTTATAATACAGTAGGCGACGGAATAATTCCTCAAGGTGGCATAGTATTTGGAAAAAAGTTTCGTCTTACCGATGCAAGTTTAATTATACAAGATTTTGTTAATGCATTGAATATACGTAAGGGCGAAAAAGTAGGAAAACCTAACTACGGCACAACTCTTTGGGACTTTGTATTTGAACCTAATACTATTGATGTTGTTAATGCAATACAAAACGAAGTTCGTAGAGTAGCATCATTAGATCCTCGTCTTTATGTAAACACAGTTAGTGTATATACCAAAGAAAATGGCATTTTATTAGCAATGCAGTTGTCCGTTGATCCCTTCGTTACTGCCAATGATTTAGCGGTGTTCTTTGACCAAGGCTCAAACACTGCGTACACTGTCTAATAAAAAACTCGGTTTTTCCATAATGATAAATATATTAATACAAGAGAATAACTATGGCTACAAGTTCAAGGCAATCAGGATTATTCGGAGTTAACGACTGGAAAGCAATCTATCAGACGTTTAGAGAAGCAGATTTCAGAAGTTATGACTACGAAACCCTCAGAAAAAGTTTTATAGATTACCTACGTCTATACTATCCAGAGACGTATAATGATTATATTGAATCATCAGAGTTTATTGCTTTGCTTGATGTTATGGCTTTTATGGGTCAAGGTCTTGCATTCAGAAATGATCTTAATACCAGAGAAAACTTTATTGATACTGCTGAACGTAGAGATTCAGTTATTAAACTTGCAGACCTAGTTAGTTATACTCCAAAAAGAAATACATGTGCATCTGGTTATATGAAAATCACTGCACTTAGAACAACAGAAAACGTATCTGACATGAATGGAGCAAGTCTAAGCAACAAAACTGTTGTTTGGAATGATCCGTCAAACACTCAGTGGGTAGATCAATTTAATACTATTTTAAATGCTACTTTAATTGATTCACAAAAAATAGGCAAACCCGGTAATTCATCAGACATAATGGGTGTACAAACATCAGAATATACAATGCGTATTCCTGAAGGAAGTTTGCCAATCGTGCCCTTTACGTCAGTGGTCGATGCACAATCAATGAACTTTGAGTTAGTAAGTGCAACATCAATAAACGAAGATTATGTATACGAAATACCACCTAGCCCTAATGGTATGTTTAACGTTTTACTAAGAAACGATGGTTTAGGATATGGAAGTCCAAACACAGGCTTTATGTTTTATTTTAAACAAGGCACCTTGCAAACTAACGATTTTACATTTCAGCAGGCTATAGCAAACGAAACACAAGACATTGATATTCCTGGCATCAATCAAACTGATACTTGGTTATATCAATTAAACTCGGACACTACTAGGACGTTGTGGAAACAAGTTGATAATGTTTATTCGGATGCATACTTGCAAACAGAATCATCAAACAAAAATATATTTTCTGTAAATTCACGTACTAATGACCAAGTAACTTATGTATTTGGCGATGGTGTATTTTCAAAAATACCTGTTGGTAATTTTAGAGCATATGTAAGATCAAGTAATGCAATGACATATCAAATTGATCCTTCTGAAATGAACGGTATTTCAGTTACAATGACATACATTAGTAGAAAAGGTAGACGAGAAACATTAACTGTTTCATTGACGTTACCTCTTACAGTGTCTAATGCACAGGCTAGAGAGTCTTTAGATTCTATTAAGCAACGTGCCCCAACAAGATACTATACTCAAAATAGAATGGTAAACGGAGAAGATTACACTAACTTCCCTTATACGCTGTATAATTCTATTATTAAATCTAAAGCAGTAAACAGAAGTTCTATTGGTGTTTCTAAAAATTTAGATTTACTAGATCCAACAGGAAAATATTCTAGTACAAATTCTTTTGGTGCTGACGGAGCACTATATCAATCTGATACTGACGGATTCCTCACATTACAAGTACAAAACACAAGTGACATCATTCAGTTTTTTACAGACGATTTAGCCTCTGTTTTAGCACTGAATAGAGCGACACAATATTATATTCAAAATTACCCTAGATATGCATATCCAGGCACAGGTGATCCTGCATTATATTGGAAAGTAAGTTCGGTTGATTCTACACATGAAACCGGTTACTTATATTCACTTACCGGAGAAGTAGAAAATCCGGCGCCGTTAGGTACATTTACAACAACAAATGCAAAATATGTTACTGCTGGTTCAATATTAAAATTCACTGCACCAACTGGGTATTATTTTACTAGCGAAAATAGATTAAAAGTAGGAGTGCCAGGACCCGGCGACTCTACATATATTTGGTCAACTGTATTAAACATTGTTGACGATGGTAATAACAACGGTCAAGGAACATTCGCAAACGGACAAGGCCCAGTTACATTAAATGGTTATGTACCTGACGGCGTAATACTGTCACAAATTATTCCAGTATTTGACAATTCGTTATCACCTCAGATTATACAAGAATGTATTTTAAAAATAGAATTACAACAAGATTTTACTTTAGTATTCAATAATTCTAAATTAATAAACCAAGAACGCTGGTCGATTAGTACATTTACTGATCCAAACTATTTTGTCAAGTTTACAAGTTTAGGTAACAACAGATACACTGTAACATACAAATCACTTACCTATTATTTTGGTAGTGCAGACGACATTCGTTTTACGTTTAGTCCAAATGAACTGGTATACGATCCGTTTACTGGAAAAATTATACAAGATTTTGTTAGTGTATTAGGTATTAATCCACAATTTGGTTCTACCAATGCATTAGGTGCAGACACTAAAGTTAATATTTTAGGACAAACTGTTGAAAGCGACGGTTATGTAAATGATTTCCAAGTTGAAGTTGCGGCAACAGATGTAAACAATCGGCAGTTAATTTTAGATCCTGATTTCTTTAACGACATCACAGGTTATGTTAATAACGGTGCTAATATAGGTGTGTATGTATTCTTTAGAACCATAACTGACCCTGTCAATTTGACAAGAGAAATTATTGTTCCTAGTTCAGACATTGTTTATAATTTTGCAACAAAGAGTCAAATCGAAGTTGTAAAATATGAGTACCCTGAAGGAGAATTATTCTATGCGTATACAGAAAATAAATTCTATCAAACAGTACAAGATCCTACTGTAGTAACACCTTTTTATGTGTTAGTAGAACAAACAGACTATTCAGTTAAGCCAGGAAGACAAGGCTTATCGTTCCAATATCGACACAATGCAAATAACACAACACGCATTGATCCTGCTACTACTAATATTATTGATATGTATTTGGTAACTAATGCTTATTACACAGACTACCAAAATTGGATCAAAGACACTACGAATACTGTTAAAAAACCAACAGAGCCAACTCTTAGTCAATTGAGTGCAGAATATCCGCAGATACAAGATTATAAAATGTTATCAGATTCAGTGATATTAAATAGTGTCACGTTTAAACCTTTGTTTGGTGCTAAGGCAGATCCTTCTTTACAAGCAACTATAAAAGTAGTAAAAGCAACAAACACCAATGCAAGTAATAGTGAGATTAGAAGTGCAGTGTTAACGGCTATGGACTCATATTTTGATATTAATTATTGGAATTTTGGAGACACGTTCTTTTTCTCTGAATTGAGTGCATATTTACATGAAGAATTAGGTGAGTATTTAAGTTCAGTAGTGTTAGTTCCAAACGATCCAGAATCACAATTTGGGGACTTGTATGAAATCAAATGCAAACCGTACGAAATATTTGCTAATGCGGCAACTACTAATGACATTGTTGTTGTGGCAGCCTTAACGCCAGAAACACTAAAGTCTTAAAGGTATGTAAATGAGTCATAGAATTAGAACACTTGAGTTTCTACCAGAAATATTCAAAACTCCCTCAAACGCAGAGTTTTTGGGTGCAACCCTTGACCAATTAGTTAACCCACCAAAAAATGAAACACTGCAAGGTTATGTGGGTAGCAAATTTGGTTACGGTGTCAATGCAAAAGATTTTTATGTAACAGAGCCTACAAAAACAAGAACAGATTATCAATTAGCCCCGGGCGTTGCTTTTTTAAAAAATAATCAATCTGTCGCACAAGACTTTGTAACGTATCCTGGAATCATTGATGCGTTAAAATTAAAAGGCTCAGTAACACTTGACAATTCTAAATTATTTCAGAGCGAATTTTATTCATGGGATTCGTTTACTAATTTAGATAAATTAATTAATTTCAATGAATACTATTGGATACCAGAAGGTCCTCCTGTTGTTACTGTAGCAAGTGCTACAGTGTTTGCAGAAACCGATTACATTGTATCAGATTTACCTCAAGCATATAATATTCGACCATCAGGCGCGGCATCAGGATCTCTCAACCCTACAATCACATTACTACGTGGCGGAACATACAGATTTGCAGTTAACCAAGAAACAGGCTTTTGGATTCAAGGTGTACCCGGAGTAACTGGATACGATGGCAATCAATATACAAGAGATATATTAGGCGTATCTAATAACGGTGCTAATCAAGGCTACGTAACATTTACTGTACCTAGTCGTTCGGCACAAGATCAATTTGTTTTCCCAGGTAACAACACCGTCGATGTTGTAACAAACGAACTGTTTGAAAACATAAACGGAAAATTGTTATCTGAGATTGGGGGCATTGATGGAGTAACATCACTAGACGGTTTAACAGTGATGTTTTATAATACAGAAGATCCAGATGAAATAGGTTATGTACAGGCATTTTTTGATGAGAATGGTGCAAACTATGATGTAAACTTAGTGTCCCCTGAAATTGTAGCACCAGTAACACTATCAATTGATCAAACAACAACGTCACAACTAGTATTAGCATCAGGCGATACTTCAGGCTTAATTGAAAACCAAACAGTTACTTTTACTCAGCCAGACGGTCTACCGTTGTTAGGTGGATTAAGTGTAGACAAAATTTATTATGTAAAAGATATTATATCTTCAACTACATTTACTATTAGTGAAACTTTAGGTGGCATTACGTTACCACTACTTGCTGGCACAGGCGAAATGGTAGCAAATGTAAATGAAGGATTGTTTGAAGAAGGTTTTTACTCGGCAGTATCAGAAAACTTTTATACTATTACATATGTAGGAGATCCTACAGACCCAACAATTAGATTAATACCGTCAGGAGTTATTCCTACAGAAGAAAAAATTACTGTAATATACGGTACAGAATATATTGGTTTAGATTTTTATAGAAGTGCAGACGGTATTATTTTACAAATTCCATACTTGTCAGCGTTACTAGATACATTGTATTATCAGGATGGAGTTAATCCAAATAAAGTTGGTGTTATTAGATTAATTGAAAGCAATTTAACAAACACACTAAACGTCAACGAAGACATTTTAGGACAACAAACATTTACATCAACAAACGGAGTAGTATTTACTAACGGATTAAAAGTACAGTTTGACGGAGATGTAGTTCCTTCTAGTTATTTGAATGGGGAATATTATGTAGAGGGAGTAGGTACAAGTATTGAACTTGTTCCTGTTAATAAATTATTGTGTCCAGAAGATTTTACTGGCGCCAATTATATTCCATACGATACTCTTCCATATTCGATTGGTAATTTTGATACAGAACTTTTTATACCCGTCGATCCTGATTACATTACTATTGCTAGAAACTCTATTAATAATAATGCTTGGTCTAGATCAAACAGATGGTTCCATATAGAAGTTATTAATGCTACAGCACAGTATAACGAAGACCCAACTATTATTACAACGTATGCTACTGGAACAAACAAAGCAAAACGTCCTATCATTGAGTTTTATCCAAACTTAAAACTTTTTAATTCTGGTGCGGCTTCTAAAAATCCAGTAGACTTTATCGACACAAGAACAACCAATGCATTTACAAAAGTAGCAAATCAACAGTCTTATTACCCAGACGTTGAAACGTACACGGATTATACTGCTACAATTAGTGCAGTAACCGAAACCGCAATTTCAGAGTCATCATTTACAATTGGCAATAAATATAAAATTGTTTCTTTGGGCACCACAGATTGGAATACCCTTGCAGGCACCAACGGTATCACGTATAAAGTCAATGATATTGTTACCGCAGTAACCGTCGGTGCAGGATCTGGAACAGCCTCACCTGTATCTACTACGATTACTGTACCAACGTCAAATGTATATACTGCATTTCAAGTTGGAATGTATATCACAGACTCAACAAATGTTTTACCAACAAATACACAAATCGACAGTATTGATATAGTTGGTAGCAATACTATATTAGAAGTTTCTTGGGCTAGTCCAGCAACTTTTGCAGAAACAATAAATTCATCTATTGTAGGTAGTGACACCACAGTAGATCAATATGCATTATTCCCGGGCGCAAGAATTGTTTTTGCTGCCGATACTAACATTAGCGTTAGAAATAAAATTTGGATAGTAGGATTTTCAAAATTATCTACCGGTGGACCAACAGTTATAACATTGACTGAATCAGAAGATAGTCCAGTTGAAGAAAATGATCAAACCGTATCACTAAGAGGATACAATTATCAGGGTTCAACTTTTTGGTTTGATGGTCAGTACTGGTCAGAAGCACAACAAAAACTAACTGTTAACCAAGCACCGTTGTTTGATGTATTTGATAACAACGGTATTTCATTCGGTGATGCTGACTATTATCAAGGTACATCATTTATAGGCAATAAATTATTTGCATATGGAATTGGCACAGGTGCAAACGACACTGTATTAGGTTTCCCTCTTAGTTATTCTAATATAGACAATGTGGGTGATATTAGTTTTGACGTAGCACTGAACAGTCAAAGTTTTTCTTATGTAACAGGCACCGAGCCGATAGAACAAAAAGTTAATACTGGTTACGTGTACGACTACACAACCAATGCAGACTTTACAAGAGAATTGGGTTGGCAAACAGCAGTTGCCCCCTCAGTTCAATATCAAATATTTGAACTAGAATATACAAAAGGGACCACAGCCCAGTTCACTTGTGATATTGCTGTTTTACCTGAAGATCCAGACAATACTGCTAAATGGCCTAGAATACAAGTTTATATAAACAACGTCTTTGTGTTGCCAACAGATTATGTTGTTACTAGTACAGATAAGACTACGGTTGTCACCTTAAACACAGCACCTGTTGACGATACACCTATTCAAATTTTACTATTAAGTGATCAAGTTAGTGACACTGCATATTATGGCATACCTATTAACTTGAATAACAATCCATTTAATGGAGATTTAACCACAGTTAATATCGGTGACGTAAGATCACAATATCAAAACATTTTTGTAAATGCACCAAGCATTGAAGGTGCAATTTTTGGATCTAATAATTATAGAGATTTAGGAAATCTTGTACCATATGGTACTAAGATTATTCAAAACTCTGCCTCACTTGTGTTACCAGGCACGTTCTCACGCAAATCAGAGCATAATATTTTTGATGCATTGCAATTTAATAGTGAGTCATATGTACAATACAAACAACTTTTAGTTAAGACTGCATCAGACATTGATTGGGAACAGCGATTTTCTGCATCCTATATACTGGATCAAACATTAGACGCAGTAACATCTGCTAAATCAGAAATTGATCCTTTCTTCTGGAGTGATATGATGCCCTCTCAAGCACCATATCAATCAAACAACTATACGTTTGCTAATGCTTTACAAGAATCAGTTTATCCTTTAACAAAAATTTATAATTTTGAAACTGCAAACTATAGCGGTGTATTGGTATATCTTACCAGAACGGTTCAAGGTACTCAGGTAACTACACAACTAATTAAAGACAGAGACTATACAGTTTCTACAACTTCTCCATCATTAAATGTAACTGTATTGTTACAGCCAAATGATGTAATTACGATCAAAGAATACAATCAAACATATGGTTCATATGTTCCAAACACTCCAACTAAGTTGGGATTGTATCCTAAGTTTATACCACAAGTAATATTAGCAACAAACTATTCAACACCCGTTTATGTTATTCAAGGACACGATGGTTCGTATACAACCCTCTATGGAGACTACAGCGAAGAATATGGCTTAACTGATTTTAGAGATCAGTTGATGCTTGAATTTGAACAAAGAATTTATAACAACATTAAACTTTCTAGCGAAGTTCCTATTAACGAATACGAAATTATGCCTGGCTTCTTTAGAGAAGGCACATATTCTAACGAAGACTTCTTAAAAATGTATTCACCTATGTTTTTGAACTGGGCAGGATCAAACAGAATTAATTATAAAACACAACAAGGATATTCTTCTACAAATCAGTTTAGTTATAACTATACAGCCGCAGGTAATAAACTAACAAACACTCCTGTGTATCAAGGCTATTGGAGAGGATTATACAAATACTTCTATGATTCATTCCAGCCAAATACTGCACCATGGGAAATGTTAGGTTTTGCTAATATGCCTGATTGGTGGACAGATCGTTACGGACCTGCACCATATACAAGCAACAATGATATTTTATGGGCAGACTTAGAAGCAGGTTATATTTGGAACAACGGTGACCCAATTACTGATGAAAAGGTTGCTCGTCCTGGTTTAAGTAAAATCATACCAGTAGACGCACAAGGCAACCTACGTTCTCCCATGGACGCAATTATTGGACAATACAATTCTAATACATTTAGACGAGATTGGAAAGTGGGTGACGTTGCATCAGCAGAATTATCTTATCGTAGAAGTTCTACTTGGCCTTTTGATTTAATAAAACTTTTTGCATTGACTAAACCTGCTCAATTGTTTAATTTAGCAGTTGATTTAGACAATTACAAATATAATACAGAATTTAAACAATATCTTGTAGACAACAGAACTCATTTAATTATTAATGATATTCAAGTATATGGTTCTGGAACACCAAAAACAAGTTACTTAAACTGGATTGTTGATTATGAAAAAGTAAGAGGTGTAGATGCAACTACATCACTTACTGATCTATTCAATAACTTAGATGTTAGATTGATTTATCGTCTTGCTGGCTATAGTGATAAAACACTATTAAAATTCTTTGTAGAAAAAGGCACACCTAACTCTAATAACGCATCCTTGTTAATTCCAGATGAAAGTTATGCTGTGTTGTTACACGATAATCAACCAGAAGATACAATCAAATATTCCGCTGTTGTTTTACAAATTACAAATGACGGTTGGAGAGTATACGGCAATTCACAAAGCCAAGCATTTTTTGTAATTGATAAACCAGTTAACAATGGAAATAATAGACAAATTACAGTAGATGAAATTACTGTAAAAATACCTAATGAATTTACTACAAGTGAAACACAAGAAACTCTAGTCCCATACGGCACAATATTCTACACGCCACAAGAAGTTGCAACTTTCTTAGCAGGTTATTCAAGTTATTTAAGACGCAAAGGCATGGTGTTTGATGAAATCGACTCCGGTGTTGAAATTAACTGGGACTTTATTACTAAAGAGTTTTTATATTGGTCACAAACAGGCTGGGAAAACGGGTCAATTATTACTTTGAACCCTGCGGCTCAAAATTTAAAAATTAATAGAGAAAGTCAGATTGTTCAGCCATTAACAGTTACACAGAATAACTTTATATTAAACCAAAATTTATACCCTATAAAAACAAATGATTTGGCAATTACACGTTTAGATACTGAGTTTAATGTTAAAACATTAAATTCAGGTGATGCTATGTCTTACCTACAAGTTAACTTAAGTAACTTTGAACACGGTATTGTTTTTGATAACGTAACCGTCTTTAATGATGTCATTTATAATTTAATTACTGGCTTAAGGCAAAATCGTATCTATATGCGTGGAGTTAAAACCGCAGAGTGGAACGGAACAATGTTTGCTTCTGGATTTATTTTAAATCAGGACAACATCGAACCCTGGGCTGTTGGCAAAAAGTATGCCAAAGGAATGATTGTTACTTACAAAAACAAATACTGGACGGCATTAAAAACAATTCAGCCAGCATCTAAGTTCCAAGAAACAGAATGGCTTGTTACAGATTATGATGAAATACAAAAAGGTTTGTTGCCGAATTCATCAACACGTTCATATGAACAAACACTGTATTACAACACTAATACAGCAAACTTAGAACAAGATGCAGATCAATTATCGTTTTCATTGATTGGTTATAGACCAAGAGATTATCTTGCTCTTGTAGATTTGACTGACATTACACAAGTTAACGTTTACAAAAACTTAATTAAAAACAAAGGAACACCTAATGCTGTTTCTGCATTCAAAGGTGCAAATTTACCACAGGGTGGTATAGACTATGATGTTTATGAAAACTGGGCTATTCTATCTGGACAGTTTGGTGGTACCTTAAATAGCAACTTTGTTGACTTTAAAGTTAATCAATCTAAGTTAACAGGAAACCCCGGCATCGTTAGCATAACAAACGGAACACCCACACCAGGCGCCATGCAAGAAGTTTCTATTCATAATTTGTATAATTATGCAAGACCTGTTACTGACCCTAATGTCTTGTTAACAACAAATAGTAGTTATGCAGATAGTTTATATCCAACTGCAGGTTATGTGAACTATGATGATGTACGAATGGCATCATACACTTATGCTGGACTAAGAAGGGCAAGAAACTCAAAGGATCTTGGTGTACCTATTAGGGCCTTTTATGTTAGAGATTATGCCTGGATAGCAAATTTCAAAGAAAAGTGGAGAGTGTTTACGTGGAAACCTGTTTCCAGAGTTACAGGCGCACAATTCTTAGGAGAAAAAGTAACACAGATTAGATTTGAAGATAGACACAATCTTAAGAAACTTGACACAATTTGTTTTATAAATGTTAGCCCTGAGATTGACGGTTATTATGTAGCCATCGCTATAGTAGATGCTTTCACAATCAATATTAATCTTACATTAAGAGACGCACAACCTGTACAGGTTACTAATTCTGGATTGGGCCTTACATTTATTAGTCAGCGTGTAGCAAAACCATCTAATATTCCAGATACAGATTTACTTGAAGCAGAATTTACTAAAAACACAGTTTGGGTAGACGAAGGTGAAAACGGAGACTGGGCAGTTTATAGAAAGTCTATTAACTATACACAACTAAACGAACTAGATAGAGCAGACGGCATCTCATTTGGTAGTGCTGTTGCGTACGGCCCAAGAATGGGATACTTAATCGGCGATGCTGACGTTGGAAAAGTTTATCGTTATGGTTACAATGAAACAACAAATAATTTTGATGAAGACACAGGTAGTCTGTTAACAGGTGGTATATCTTTTGGTACAAGTTTATCAGCATCAGACAATATGTATATTGTTTCAGAGCCAACAGGTACACCTAACTTACACATTTACACGTTAAACAATACAGTTCTAACAGATGATATTGTAGAATATCAACCTGCTATTTCTGTGCCAAGTGGTGTAGGTACAGACGTTGTTATATCAAAAGATAAAAATTGGATTTTTGCAGGTTATCCATCAGATAATAAAGTTTATATCTACCGCAAACAAAGAATTCCTTTTGAAGCAGGCTTCTTTGTTGTAGGACAAACATATGAAATTACTGAAGTAGGTGACACTGATTGGGAATCGATCGGTGCTGTTGAAGGAAAAACAGGTATTACGTTTATTGCTACTGGAGTTGGTTCAGGTACAGGTATTGCGAATCAAGTAACTTACAACACTACACCAATTATAATTGATGGTGCAACGCAGGGAGCAGTAGCAGGTGATAACTTTGGTTTCTCTGTTTCTACAGACTACAACGGTGACACTCTTGCAGTAGGAGCACCTTACAAAACAGGAACAAGTAATTTAACTAACTTTGGTAATGGTTATATCTATCAGCGGTTGATTCAAAATATAGAATCACAATACACTAATGGAGAAGATCAGTACCAACAGTTCCCAATTGCATTTACACCTACTGTAACAAGTAGTTCAGCAACAGTGGTTGCATCAAATTATATTACACTATCGTCAACTACTGGCATGAACGTCAATGATCCTGTTGTATTTGATGGCGCTGATTTCGGAGATTCAGGGATATCTTCATCAACAGTTTATTACATTGAAGATATAGTTGGTAATACAATATCGTTAAAGACAACTCGTTCTACAACGACCCCTGTGACGCTCACAGATACGCCTAGCGTAACGTTTACTGCATATGTGCAGTCAGAAGCAATTACAGCAAAAGTAAATGGCACTATAGTAAATGACAATAATTATGCTGTTTTAGGAACTAATCTTAGATATTACTCTATATTAAGAGCGGGCGACATACTTACAGTAGAAAGCAACGAGTTTCAGTGGGCACAAACAGTTGACGCTCCTAACACAAACAGAGTTGGTATACAGTTTGGTTACGACACTGCTATAACGAATTCAGCAAACGAAATATTATTTGGTGCTCCTGGAGAAATTGTCGAAAACGGTGAAGAAACAATCGATGGCGCAGTACACAGATACACTGACGCCGGAGCAAAATATGGTTCAGTAGTAGGCACCGAAGAATGTTCTTTAACAACAAGTCGGGTGTTATTAATTAACGGCTATCGCATACCATTGGCAGGAGGCAGTAACGCACAGCAAGTTGCAACACAAATTAACAACAACGGAATTACAAACATTACAGCATCGGCTAGTGATAATAAATTAATATTGTCAACAATATCACCTGGCTTAAGTGTAATCAATGAAAAACTAAAACTACAACAAACTGATGATGAGTTGTTTGCAGAATTAGGTATTAGTTTATATACAGAAACGCAAACAATTTTACCTCCCCATGGTAAATCCAGAACACTGTTTGGAAGCACAATTAAATTTAATGACCGTGACTCTGTAGTTATTTCTGCACCTGCAAGCACAAGATATTTAGGTACAACGTTTGATTTTGTTGATGACGAAAATTTACATAACGACACAGTGTTTGATAATAATGCAACAAGATTCGTAGATGATTATCCAAACGCTGGCGCCGTATATATGTTTGATTATCTTGCCAATTATAATGGTAGTTTAGCAGATCCAGGACAGTTTGTGTATGCACAACATTGTAACTCACTTGACGAAAACTATGGATATCAGCCATATTATGGAACAGCATTAGACTTTAACGATAATCAAGTAGTTATCGGAACACCTAATTATTCTTACACAGACATATCAGGACAGATTAATGTCTATAGAAATAGCACTGGTCTTAAAGACTGGGGAATTTACAGAGAATCTGCTCCTATCGTTGACATTGAAAAAATTCAAAACGTTCAGTTATATAGTGCAGAAACAAATAATACACTAGTCAATTTTGATTATCCAGATCCAATGCAAAATAAATTATTGGGTGCTATTAGACAAAACTTAGATTATGTTAGCAATATAGATCCTGCAACATATAATTCTGACGGCGGCAGAGTAAGAAGTTCTGGTATGACTTGGGGTGTTAATCAAGTTGGCCAAATGTGGTTCGACACATCTAAAGTACGCTGGATGAACTATCATCAAAATGATGTAACTTATAACAGTAGATATTGGGGTAGAGTTTTTCCTGGATCTGACGTTTATGTTTGTACTTGGATTGAAAGCAATGTTCCACCAGACGGTTACACAGGAAGAGGAACACCTAAAGATATTACTCAATATGTTATAGAATCAAAGTTAAATGCATCAGGTGTTGTTACGCCAATGTACTATTATTGGGTGCGTAACAGCAATATTATTAATCAACAGATTGGCAAAACATTAAGTGACAGAACGTTACAAGATTATATTATTAATCCTAAAAATACAGGCATACCTTTCTTTGCACCGTTGTTACCTAACACGTTTGCATTGTACAACGCACAGCCGTTTCTTAATGCAAACGATTCAGTATTACATGTTGGTTTTGCAACTGGATTAAGTGACGATCAACCGCACCAAGAGTTTAATTTAATTAGATCAAACTCTGCTGATGACTTCTTGCCGGGTCTGCCCAAGTTTGGTCCCGAAACTGCAACTAATAGACCCGAAGGTCTATATGACAGAATGTTAGATTCTATGTCAGGAGTCGATGAGGTAGGTGGAGTTGTTCCTAATCCATACTTACCAAAAGCAGTGCAGTCAGGTGTGTTGGCAAGACCAAGACAAAGTTTCTTCTTTAACAGATTCTTTGCACTTAAAAACTACTTAGAATACGCAAACACTATTCTTGCACAGTATCCTATTGCTGAAACTAGACGAGAAGCATCGTTCTTGTTCCAAACAGGAGAATACTATAATACTACTGATTATTGGGAATACATTAACTGGTGGTTGCCTACTCCGTCAACAGAAGTTCAATATAATAACAATACCAAGTCTACACAAACTGTAGCAATGTATGCCGATCTTGCAAAATTAAATGTGGCACGAAATACTATTGTTACTGTTGATGAAAACGGTGAAGGTAAGTGGGAAATGTATCGTTATGACGGTACAGGTGTTTGGACACGCATCGGTTTAGAAAACGGCACAATAAAATTTAAGACTTACTTGTGGGATTATGCCGCAGGTAAAACAGGATTCGGTGACAATTTCTTTGACACTGCATCTTTTGACGAATATCCAAGTGAAGAAACACGTTGGATTGTTAGAGCATTAAATGAACAAATTTATATTGATGAACTTGTAGAACACAGAAACAAATCACTAATTATTTTGTTTGAATACATCAATAGTGAAACAGATGAGTCACAGAATTATCTGCCATGGCTCAACAAAACTTCTTTGGTTGACGTAACGCACACGATAAGGGAACTAAAACCTATAGAAAACTTCCAATCAGACAACCAAGAATTTTTAGCAGGATACTTAAACGAAGTCAAACCTTATCACGTTGTTATTAAAGACTTTTTATTCAAGTACACCGGTACTGATGTTTATCAAGGAGAAGTTACAGACTTTGATTTGCCTGCACAATATAATTCAAGCACAGGACAATACATAACACCTGAATTAGTATATCAAGGAGCAGATTCGGATTCACAGTTCTTGTATACTAATCCAATATGGTCTTTACCACAATACACTAACTGGTCTAACAACTACGGAGTGTCATTGACAGGTCAAATTGAATATGAGATTACATCACTTGGTGCGTATATCACATTAGGTTCAACATTCTTAATTGTCGATAACGCACAGGGTTTCCCAATTAATGGCGTTATTACAATTGACGAAGAACAAATTGGCTATGCTTATGTTGATAGGGCATTAAATTTATTAGGTGGATTGTCTAGGGGTATTAACGACACAACTCCGGTTGCACACATACCGGGCGCTAAAATCTTTATTAATTTGCCCCCTGTTGTTGTATTAGACGGCGGCTCAGGCTACACAGAACCACCTAAAGTTACAGCATACATTGATACATCTATCTACCCTGAACCCAGAGAAGAGGCTCAGTTAGAAGCAGTAATGAGCGTGGATGATGTTATTAGTGTGAAAGTTGTAAATCCCGGATCAGGGTATGCTGTATTACCAGAAATTAGAATTGACCCGTCTCAACAACTATTCTTTACATTAGAAGATGTAAACTCTAGTTTGCATACAATCAGATTGTTTGCACCTAATTTACAAACAGGTGACATTATAAAATATGTTGCAGATCCAGACGGCGGCACTATTGATAGACTAGTCGACGGACAATGGTATTACATAAATGTTTTAGAAATAGTGCCTACAACTATTGTAGCATTATACTCAAGTTATAGAGATGCAGTTAGAGAAACAAACAGAATAGAGTTTACTGCTGGGTCAACTGACGGTAATTTTGCATTAAATTTAGGTGCAAGAGCAACAGCAATATCAAGTGCATACCCGATCAGAGAAAATAATACAACAGTTAGATTTGATAGAACAACGTATAACTCTCAAATTTCAGATTGGGAAGAAGGTACGTTCTATGGATCTTTCTTCGCCGGCAGTTATTTTAATAGTGAAAACGTTGCGTCATCATCAATTGATTTACAATCTACACAACCACCAATTGATAGTTTATTAGCATCTGCTCAGGGAGTAGTCTTTGAAGTAGCAAACGCAGAAAATAATCATCAAGTTACTTGGTCATCATTTGTGCGTAAAGTAGAACTTACAGAAGATGCAAATAATGCAGTTAGACTAGATCCATACGATGAAAACAACGGAGAATTAAACTCATCAGGTTCTACTATTGGTTTTTATGTTGGTATGCCAATTAAATTTACAGGTGCAACAATAGGCGGCATTATAGCAGATCAAGTATATTATGTAGACAGTATTATTAACATTACAGACTTTACAATTTCTGAAACTGAAGGCGGCAGTACATTACCATTAACTGATGGAACAGCAGGCTCTGCCGGTATGTCTTGTATTGTTGGTGAAGTTTTAGACACCGCAGTATTAACATTAAATTATCCTGGACTGCTAACTGCAACCGCTACTACAAAAGATATTAATACCATTACTATTCCTCAAAGTGCTATAGGCACAGGTGGAACAGATAGATTCTATATTGGTATTCCTTTATTCTTTACAGGAAATGTGTTTGGGGGCATCATTGAAGATGATGTTTACTATGTAACAACAGTTGTCGATAATGAAAATATTACGATATCTGCTGATCCTAATCCAGTAAAAACTACGGTCGAAGGCACGACAGCAACTACAGATATCATCACAGTACAAGACACTACAGGATTCAGTGTTAATGATCCAATTATCTTTAACACAATGGTCGATGCATCAGGTAATCCATTGACAAGTTACGGCGGTATAGAATCAGGTGCTTTATACTATGTTAATGAAATTGTGTCA